GCAAAGCCTTGAAGCTGTTTCGGCGGGAAGTGGTGATAAAAAAGATAAAGACGAATGGTATAAGAAGTTTTTGAAACAGTGGGCGGCAAATTCTCTCGGGAGCGTCGCAAGCGGATTCCCGGTGATCAATATGGTTGGTGAGATCGCACAAGGGATGATTACAGGCAAACTGCAACAAGGGCGCAATAGCGGCGTTGTATTCGCGGCCGTTGGGCGACTTACCGACCCAATACAGATGGCGTATTCGCTGCAAAGCGATAAGTCCAAGATTGACGCGATTGATTTTGGCCGCGCGCTGACAAAGGGAATCGCAGGAACGATGTATGCTGTTCCGGATACCTTGACCGATGGCTTCTGGAATACGGCGCGCTTCATGAAGGATAATTACCGTCTCAATAATCCAGATGATCTGCGTGAATTTATCGCAAAGACAATTCTGGATAAGAAACTCAAACAGAAATAGGAGGTATCAACATGACTGTTGAAAACCCGAATGTCAAGAATACGTATAGGGGAAATGGTTCTACGACCGTTTTCCCTTTTACATTTCTGCTCAACCCTGAGGATGTGAATAATGTTGTCGTTACTCTGACCGATGAAAACGGAACGGAGACTTCGACGACGGATTTTGTGTTGTCTCTGAGTGATAAGAATGTGCTCTATCCAAAGAGCGGAGCACAGCCGCTGCCGAATGGGTGGAAGATTACAATCCAGCGTCAAATCCCTTACACTCAAACACTCAATCTGATTAGTCAAGGGACATTCTTCGCGGAGGACATTGAGGCGCAGTTTGATCGGCAGGAGATGCAGATACAGCAGCTCGCAGAGATTGTCGAGCGCACCGTGCGCGTCGCGATCAGCTCTGACATTGACCCTGCCGAGCTGATTGCAAAAATCTTCCAGACGGGTGTTGATGTTGCTGCGCAGCTTCTCGCCGCACAGCAAAGCGCATCTGCGGCGCAGCAGGCCGCACAGAACGCACAGGAAAGCGAAAGCAGCGCGTCACATGCTGTTGCCCTCGCAACCAATGCAAAAAATACCGCAGAGGAACATCGGCGTGCCGCCGAATCCGCCGCGGGCGCAGCGCAAACGGCGCGAACGGAGGCAGAGCAGAGCAGACGGGAAGCCGGCAAAAGTCAAACGGCAAGCGCCGCATCTGAAACGCACGTCAAAGCGATGGAGGAAAATATTACCTCCATGAAACAGCACATCGACGGAATCAACGTCGAAGTCGACAAAGCCGAATCTGCCGCAAAGAGTGCACAGGAAAGCGCAAAAAGCGCCGCAGAATCTGCCGCCGCAGCACAAAAAGCCGTCGGCACATACTCCAAAGTCGATCTGGATAAAAAATTCCAAGAGATCGACCAGCAGAACGCCTCTAAATTTGTCGCGAAATCCGGCGACAGCATGACAGGGGCGCTCACGGTACCTGCTCTGACCGCTACCGGAAAGATCAAAGCCGATGGCGGAGTAGAGGGGAATGCCTCGACGGCATCGGCGCTCAGCACAAATGTCCTGACGTTTGCCAACGGAACAAAAATCTGGGTGGAGTGAGATCATGGCGGAACTGGTTAAAAAACTCAAACTGCAAAATACCAAAGGCGTCGTCGAATCCTGCACGCTCTACTCAACAAAGGAAGAGGCGAACGCGATGGGCGGCGTCCTGCCGCTCCATGTGGACGGCGTGGACTGCTTCGCCGCACTGGGGGCTGTCACCGAAAGCGAAGCAACCAGCGGACGGCAGGAGAAAAACGGCGTATCGCTTGCGATCTTAAAGCAGGGCGGAATCACACCGGGGAGCATCACCGTGCAAGGAACGGGAACATTTACTGTCCCGAAAGGTGTCATTGTTTTGCAGCTGACATATTTAAACGTAAACCAACAGAAAATCACTAGCTATGTAAAAGTAGAAGCAGGGAAAACGTATGGATACGAATCAAATTATAAAACTGCGGGTCCTGGTGGGGGTGTTATGGTCAAAACAGTGTTTGGTAATTTCGCTTTTCAAGCAGGCGGCATACACGGAGGACCAATAGGAGGTGGACCATTACCAATCACCATCGCATGGTCAAACAGCATCAATAAAGAGACGCCAAACGACACCGCATAAAAGGAGAGCACAATGAACAAATACGCAGAAATATTGTATGGCAAAGTACGATCCGTCCACGAAGACGAACGCGACTTTGATACATGGCGAAGCGTATTCTCGCCCTCTACATACTGGGTAGACGTTACGGGCGTGGAATGTAAAGTCGGCTACGTTGTCACATTTGACCCCAATATCGGACTAGTCCTTAGTCCTCCGAAAACGGAGACACCAAAGGGAGAGGATACGCATCCGACGGAAGAAACAGCCGACGAAGAACGCGTATCCATATTTGAAGCTGTCGCCGCACAAGAAGTGCGTCTCACAGAAATCGAAGAGGCCCTGCAAGCACTGAAAGGAGGTGAGAAAAAATGAAGAAGTACAGCTATATGATTCCCGTCTATGCGTTCCTCGTGAAGGCGGGCAAGTATGCAATCTCTGAGGAGAGCAAGGAGGAAGGACAAAAAGTCGTGCCTGTCATCTATCAGGAGGACGTCGCCCTCTACATTGCGGAGCATGCGGAGAAAGAAGTGTAATCACAGGGAGTAGGGGCGTTACTCCGTCGGAATAGCGCCCCTATGTATAAAGAAACAATTAGGAGGCGCAACGTGGCAAGAGGAGAAATACTGGCCGAGCTCGAGAGCATCAAAGCGCAGATTAGGACCCTTGCGGAAAAACTGCCGATGGGACGCGATCAGCTCTATGCAATCAATGAGCGGATTGCCCGTCTGGAAGAAAGCACAAAGTCCGCGCATCATCGGCTGGACGAATTTAAACATGACGTCTGTTGGACGATTGGGATGAGTACGACCATCGTCGGAATCTTCGCGTCGATTCTGACGTGGGCGCTCGGAGGGAGGTGAGACAATGCTCAAAGTCTCACAGTGGTTCGGGCGCGCAGGAAAATATCTGCGCGACATGACAAAAAGTCACGCTGCCATGCGTTACATCATATGGTATGCTGCAATGATCGTGATCTGCGTCATGATCTATGTGACAGCGTGGCTCTATGATTGGAACACAAAAATGCATCCTGATCTCGTGGAGATGCGAAATTTTCTCCACGAGATCAGCGGGGCGGCGTGGATTGCCGTCATTGGATTTTTGGCAAAGTCATTTATCGACCGGGACAACAACGGTATCCCTGATCAATACGAAGACAAAAAGGAGGACAAAGACAACAATGGAGAGAGTAAACCTTAAAGATTTGCATCTGACGTATGATGCGGGGCGACTGAGCACGCGCCGCGAAACGGATATGATCGTCCTGCATCACACAGGCAACCCGACCGATGATGATCTCTCTGCGGAGGAGATTAATGCATCGCATCAGGCGCAGGGGTGGACGTGCATCGGGTACCACTATGTCATCCGCAAGGACGGAATCATAGAGGTCGGGCGGCCGCATTGGACCATCGGCGCGCATGCGTCGGGCGAGAACTCGCACACAATCGGCATCCACGTCTGCGGCAATTTTGAGATCGGATATCCGACGGCCGCGCAGATTGAGAGTACAGCGATGCTCCTTGCGAATCTCTGCGCGGATTACGGACTGCCGATTGACCGCGACCACATCGTCGGGCACAGAGAGCTGATGGGGACGGCGTGCCCCGGGCAGAATCTATTTGTGCAGATGGATGAGATTGTCGGCAAGGCGAATTTTTATGCCAATCAATGAGGAGGAAAGTATGAGTCATACGATGAGGTTCCGGAAGAAACCTGTCATCATTGAGGCTTTTCAGTTCGATGGAGACCTCATGAACAGCAAGGGGCATTACTATGTCCCTGATTGGGCGGTAAAAGCGTGGCAGGAAGGGATTATGTACTATCAGGGTGCTGAACTGTACATCAAGACCTTGGAAGGAGATCACCATGTAAGCGTGGGGGACTACGTTATTTGCGGGGTAAAAGGTGAACTGTACCCGTGTAAGCCGGATATCTTCGAGGCAACCTACGAACGCGTATAGGAGGGGAAATCATGTTTGAACGAGTGAAACAGGTCGTTACAGAGCACAAAACAGCTATGCTGGTGCTCCTGTGTCTGCTGATTGTCGGCATCGCCTATGCTGTCGGAAGGCACTCCGCAGATCAGACAGCGGCAGAAAAGCCTGCCATCCTGACGCAGGAGCAGACGCAGGATAAGGAGGCACTGCGGGCGCAGCTTGATATCTCACGCGCCAACGCACAGGCACTGCAGCGGCGGCTTGCGGCCGTGCAGGCGGGACAAAGTGCGCCGGCAGCTACATATTATGTATCAGCTCCAACGGTCGAGCGTGCTGCGCAGGTGGTAGAGCGGCAGATCAGGGAGGACAGTCCGACACTGCCACGGGCAGCGAGGGAAAAGACAGATCGGACGGTCGTCACGCCGATTACTAAGGATAAAGACGGACACGAGCTTCCACCTGAGGAGCAGAAAGTCGACGTCTACAAGATCAACCTCAACAAGGCGCACAAGATCAAGGCGGGGGCATCCGTCATTGACGGGAAGGCACTCATGAGTGTCGGCTACGAGCAGGGGCGGTTTGAGGCACTGGCTCACTTTGACGGCGGGCGTTATAAGGGCGTGACCGTCATGTATAACGTCGCCGAGTGGTGAATAGTTGAATCGACTGGGGGAGATGTTTTGTGGCGTCTCCCCTAGTTGGTTTAAGGAGGTATGGAGCATGCTTGAGAGGGAACTATGCAATTACGCAGAAAAACTTGCCAATTTTATTCGGGGAAAAAACTTTGCACCAGTTGCCAAAAGGAAGCCATACTATCACATGGGAGCAACAATAACGGACTCTATACTACAGGCAGGTTTAAATTATCATCATGTAGTCTATCCGCGTGTTCTTAAACTCCTCACAAAATATCCGGACTACAAGACGACATGTGATTTCATTATTTTGATGCAAGTGGTTCCTCTTACAGAACTTATCGCTTGGAAAAATCCGAAAAAGCTACAACGCATTAAAGATTTAACATGGTTTTTGTATAACAACGGCATCGAAAATGAAGATCAGCTTGTAAAATGGCTTGACGCCGAAAACAATGTAAATCGACTAAGAGGGGTTGATGGCATTGGGCCCAAGACCATTGATTATCTGAAAATACTTGCAGGTGATCAAGCGATAGCTATAGATCGGCACCTATTTGCATTTTTGGAGTTGGCAGGGATCCCTCTTTGCTCATACCAAGAGGCCAGTCTTATATATGGTAAAGCAGCAGAGTTATTAGATATAGGTCAATATGAGCTGGACAAGAAAGTCTGGATGTATATGACTAAAGCTTAAAAGTTATGGTATTTGTGTGTGCCCCGGGGCTTCGGCTCTGGGGCTTATTTTTGTGCCTCTAAATATATAACCATAAAAATAAAAATATATGTATATAAACTATTGACAAAGATGTATATATGCGATATAATGCAATCAAGATAAAGGTGAGGGGCACAAAAATAAGCCCCCAGAAGAAATGGAGGAAATCAAAATGAAATTTGAGCATGACTGTGAGCATGAGAACGGAAAACGTTTCGTTCTCATGCAGCTAGCGTACCTAGACGGTCCCGCAGACTCTCGCGGGTATTACGTCGCCGACGCGTTCTGCCCCGATGATGAGGCAGATGAGGACGGGTTTATCCCCGTATACGAAGTATTCTGGGATATCCTCGACGACTACGACCCTGAGTGCGGTGACGAGGACGGCGCCTGCGATTGGGGGACAGTCGCAGACTATCGAGTATGTAACTCCATGCACGAAGAATGCAAGGAGGACTACAAAGATTACAGCGGTGGGGCACCACCGTTTCCGCAGTGCTTGCATTATTAAGGAGGAAATCAAAATGGCGAAAACAAAGCAAGTTTATATGAACCCTGCACTTACGGGCCTCGAAGCAGACGTGAAGGAGGCGGGGGCGAGCTTCTCCGCCCGTCTCGGTGAGATCGTCGAGCGGTATGGCATTCTGCTCGACCTCGAGGAGCTGCCGGACTTCTCGGAGGATGAGACGGCGATCCTCAGCGAGGTGATCTGCGGGGCTGCAATCGATCGCCGCAAAATTAGAGGCCTTCACCTCGACGTGCTGGATGCTGCATCCAGCACACAGGAGGAGCGCAATGCCTTGAGCACAAAGATCGAGCATATGACAATAGGTCAGAGGATTGCTGTCATCGAGAAGATGCTACCATGAGAAAAACAGAACATATCTGCATACACTGCGGAGCCTTGTTTATTGGAGCTCCGCATGCCCTGTTTTGCCCAGATTGTAAAATAGAGCGTAGGAGAGAATCTGTCAGAAAGCATAAAGCAAAGAAAAGGGCAGAGAACGAAAAAAGACCTGAGCTGTGCAGAGTGTGTGGTGGCGTAATCCCGGCAGGGAGTGCACGAAGAAAATATTGCTCTCTCCGATGCAGCAACATCGCGAAAGCCTACCAATCGTCGGTGTCGTCTTATCGTGGGCGCAGAATGCAAACGCCTCCCGAATGGGACGAGTGGATGGAGAGATATGGGATTACCACAAGCCCCGTACACGAGATTAACCCCGTGAAAGTTGTAGCGCTTACCAGGATAGACGGGAAACTCCTCCGAGAACTAAGGAGTGAAAGAAAACTGACGCAAAAAGAGGTCGCCGATCGGCTCGGCATATCCTGCTCAGCGTATCGAAATTATGAGATCGGGCAGCTTAAAGACGTGGGGAGAATCGAGAGGCTCGCCTACTTTTTCGATGTCCCTGTGGATAAGCTCATACAAAAAGACCCGCCTGCAAAACGAATCAATCTAGTGCATGATATTGCCAGCGATATCGAAATGGGCGAAGTGACCTTTAAAGAAAAAACATATAAACTCAACGAGGAGGAACGGCGACGATTACAAGAGTTTTTGACCACGTTCTTTCGGAAGTTTGATTAGTTAAGAAATAGAGGGAGCAGCGTATCGTTCGCCGTTCCCTCTATTTTTTCTTCGTCTACAATTTGCCTACAAAATACCATGATTCGCCTTTCTGTATAGCTATTTTGTCTTTTTGCAAAAATATCTGGGTTATTCTCATACCCCCTTGTTATTACTGGGGTTATAAGGTTGTATTTCTTGATTGCTATATCGTCTCCTTGTACGAGGGGGCCTTCTATCACAAAGAATTGAATTTCACAAATAAGAATACTGAACGCACGCGAAATCGTCTGTAAAAGATTGATTGGCATGTATGATGGTTTAAAAGAAATCACATTTCCTACTTGACAAAAGTGTCTGAATTATAATAAAATCGCAAATAGGGTATAACTTTAGAAAAAACCCAAGTCGTTTTATACCTTCTGTATTTCTATCTATCTATAGTAGGAGGAAAAAACATGATTGTTGGCGTTGCAAAGGAAATCAAAAATAATGAATTCCGCGTCGGTATGACCCCCGCAGGTGTTGAGGCAATGCGCCGCGCAGGCCACACGGTTCTGATTGAGGAAGGCGCCGGCGTCGGCAGCGGTTTTACAGATGCTGATTATAAGGCAGTCGGAGCTGAGATTGTATCGGACAAGAAAGCTCTGTTCGATCGTTCCGAAATGATTGTTAAGGTAAAAGAGCCTCTTGAATCTGAATACGACCTCTTCCATGAGGGACAGATTCTCTTTACATATCTCCACCTTGCTGCTGAGCCGGGACTTACGGAAGCACTTCTTAAAAAGAAGGTCGTCGGTATTGCATATGAGACGGTTCTCGGCAAGAGCGGGCGCGGTCTTCCGCTGCTCGCTCCGATGAGCGAAATCGCAGGGCGTATGTCGGTTCAGATCGGCGCGCAGTTCCTTGAGAGCCGTTACGGCGGCAGCGGCGTCCTTCTGGGCGGAATCGCAGGCGTTTCTGCAGGCCAGGTCGTTATCATCGGCGGCGGCAACGTCGGAACGAATGCGGCGAAGATTGCTGTCGGTCTCG